GCTGCCCTCCGCTGTCTTTCCTTTTAAACAGGCGGATATGTGCGCCAGGGTTGGCACCTTCGTCTACAAAGTCTACTTTGCTTACTTCCAGGTTTTTAAGTTTCGTTGCCACTGTCTTCCACCTCCACTCTCTCTGCTGTGCCTTCAATAGAAAACATACTGTATGTGCCATCCTTAACCTTTTCCCAGACATCTTCATCAAGCACTTTAAAACCAATCCACCAGCCCGTTGGCAGGATGCCCTCTGGAATACCCATTGCCTTTGCTTTTTCTTCTGTGAAGACAACACTTTCCACCAGGACAGCAGCACCGCCCCTTTCGTGCATTTCCCCGCCTTCACGGTAAAGCTCAACAAACCCATAAGCAGCACTTTCCAGTTCGGCAGGCTCTATGATATCCTCCTGCCAGTCTTCTACAACTTCACCGTTGCTTTTTATGGCTATGCTCGCCCATCCAAATGCCAGGTGTCTCCCTTTATCAGACTTTGTTATGGAAAATTTTCCTTCCACTATATCCCCAGGGCTTGCCTTGTTTTTTTCTGGCAGCCATTCCTGCCTGTTTTTAACTATTAAATCAGAAAATTTTTTCATGCTGTATACCTCCACGAAAAAAAGACACCCTGTACAAGATGCCCTGTAAAATATTTTATACCTCTATATACTGTACCCCGCATGCACATCTTGGATGTGCTGGTGGTAAAAGATGCTGCCCCTTAAAAAGTATTTTACCCCCGATATTAAAATTTCCATCCATATCCAGTTCAGTCCCGTCAAGCGAGTTACAAAGCATACATACAGCATCATCACCAGATGTACACCAGCGCTTTTTTACAGGCCCTAACAAATCCTGTGACTGTGCCTGCCTCACCCCTTCATCTGCACCCCTGTTATATGCAAAAGCACATTCTGTCTGTGCAATTGTAAACGCCCTGTACCTGTGTTTCCTTTCTGCATATTTCTGTGCAGCATCAAGGGCTTTCCTTTTTATGCTTTCTGGTTTCATGCGTGGATGTTCTTTCTTCATATTGTCCACAATGCTGTCATAAAACCTTGCTGCTGCCTTTGCGTCACCTGCCGTAAGACCAATACATGGACGGACAAGCCTTGCAAGTTCATCAACCGTATGCCCGTCACGCATTTTCTTTGACAGGAGTGCAGAAATGGCATCTTTCTGTTCCTGTGTGCTGGATGTAACAAACTCCGCCCCACGGCTGCTTATCCAGTCCATTATTCCAGGTTCCTGCATATTAAACTTAAAACCAGTGCCATCAAGAAGCGGCTGTCCCTCTGCACCTGCTGCTGCAGCATCCGCCCACATCCCTGCAAGCTGCCCTGCCACAAGGACTGAATAGTCCTGCATCCACATCTGCAGCATTTCTGTGGTTATTGTCCCGTCTGCAACTGCCTGCCTGAGTTCCTGGTATGTAACTGCATCCTGCTGGTCTTTCCAGAAGCTGCATAATATTACAGCAAACTTCCCGCAGTTACTGTCCAGGTAACTTTGAAGCCTGCGCAGGACTTCCCTGCTGTCTTTTGTACGGGTTTTCCTGAAAACCTTTGCCCCTGCTGGAATGAAACGTAATGCCATCTTATATGCACCTTCCTAACCGTTTTTTAGCAGCTTCTGTATCTTCTGGTATTTCCTCTCCATCTGTCCCTGTTTCTGGTTCTGGAGGCTGGTTCTGCTCCTGCTGTCCCTGCCTTTCCTGGTTAATTTCCCTGGTATCAGAAGTCCTTTCTGGAAGATGCCCTGCCTGGCGTATATAATCTTCCAACCCATCGTCAGGCACAAGGACGCCAATGCCTGTCATATCCTTGATAAATGCAGAAACCTTAGTGATGTCCATATCTTCAATATCACCATGTACTATCTCTGGATAGGCTGTAATGCCTTCAAAATGCTTCCCATTAATATCAATTAACGCTGGTACACCCTGGCTGTTAAGTGTTTCACATATAATATCAAGAAATGTGCCTATTGCAACAGCAAACAGTTCTGTCTTATCAGAACTAAGTGCCCAGCTTCCAGTTTTGTCATGACCAAGGAAAATAAAATCTGCCAGAACTGTCATTGCAATCCTGGTATCATAACGGTTAATTACTGCATTGGTATCAAACTGCCTGCTACCACCAGAACTAAGCAATTCCAACCTGTAACCATCTGGAAGGACAACACCCTCCATTTCATCACGGCGGATATTCCTGGCTATGCTTTCCAGACCTTCCCGTATTTTGATATTTTCTGGTATATCTTCATCCCAGAGGTCAACTCCCCCAGGTCCATATATGACTGGAAGCCCTGCCAGGTCTCTTTCTATGCCTATACCTTCAATTTCCTGTATTCTTCTTTTAAAATACCATGGCCTGTAAGCATTTCTTAAAATACTTCTTCCTTCTGGATTGTCTTTCCTGCTTTTGGTCCTGAAATGTAATGCCTTTTCTGCTGGTATTGTGCATATCTTCCAGTCTGGCGGTGCAAGCTGCGTCATGCCAAGCAGGTTATCTTCATTGTCATATTCCCACTGGTATAACGTTTCCTGTGACCTTATTGGCAATTTTCTCCATCCAACCAGACCATCATTATATTTGCTTTTTGTCTGCAAATTTTTTGTATTCCCCATGCGCCGTTTATATACAATCTCATGAAAGCTCCAGCCAAACGTAAGAAAAGACAGAATTTCAGATATTGTATCAGTCCATGTAGCTTGCATATCATACATGCAGCTTTCTACAAATTCTGCTGCCTCCCTGTCTTTTGCAGTACCACCACCAGGTTCAACATTCCAGTTACACTGCCGCACAAGCATTTCAATAGCAAAAAGTATAGCACCCACAATGTCATCATTTTCTGACATTTCCCTGTAAACCTCTGTCCCTTTTTTACCGCGGAGTTCAGGAAGAAATTCCTCATAAAGTGTGCCACCATAACGCCGCTGTCCAATATGTCCTATCTCACCGTTCTTAGCCAAACTTCTGCTCCTTATAATTTTTAACGCTGGTTAACTTTTAATGACTGAAATTATTTTGATATAAGCCCATCCAAACATTCTTTTAATGACTGGTATTCTTCTGGATGATATCTTTCAAGATACTTTAATTCTTCTGGGTGCTCTATAAAAACAGATGCTGGCAGGAATATACTCCCAAGCCCGTTTTCACGTACAGGGAATATATTAACACCTGTCACCCTGCCCAGTTTATCCAGTGCCTCCCTGAAATCCATTCCTCCATTCGGCATTTTACATTCATGTGAATATTTACAATACCAGCACCCATAAAACATCCTGTCTGTAGGTATAGTTTCCTGCCCTGGTGCCCGCCATGCACTTTGCAGCATTCTTGCAATACAGTGTAATTCTTTATCTGATAACTTTTCTGCTGTTTCCTTTCCCATATAGTTTCTCCTTACCTTTGCCAATAACTATTTTTTCCTAAACTACTATTTGAAGGAGGTGCTGAATGGTTTATACCACTTTCCAGTTCACTAAATGCAGAACTGCTTGCATCTACCATATCCTTAAACTTTGATTGTGGAAAACTTTCCATCTGGTTAAAATACATTTCATTCCATTCTGCCACCAGCACATCCACATTTCCCTTATCCATTCCTTCAAGCCCAAGCCATTGGGCTGACAGAGGCTCTGCTCTTGTAACCTTATCCCCAGACTCTGACAATATATGCACAGTAAAGCCAGACAAAAATTTCAAAAAACTTTGTGCCTGGTCTTTTCCTGCCTGGCCTGGGTCCTGTGGAAGCCGTGTAACAACCCTTCCATGCTTTGCCTTGTCAGTTATGCAAGTCATTTTTACCAGTTCCCTGACTTCCGCAGAATCGCAACGGCGGTTTATAACATCCGCTATAATGTACCGCCCATTTTTTCTCTTGCCCATAAGAACACTAGCTGTATATGCAGGATCTCCTTTTTCATCCTCCGAAGTTGCAGCCAAATCCCATCCTCTCGCCCACAAAACCACATCTGATGGCAGTCTTTCCAGCATATTGGTCTTTATTCTCTTGAACATCAAACCTGCTGCCGCCTTTATTTTCCAGTTACCATATAGCAGGCGCTCTCTTTCCACAAGTGCCAGTGCCATAAGGTTGGCCATATAACCAGGGTCATTTTCCATCAAAATTTTATTATCTTGCAAAGTGCTGGATATAAACGTAACACTTTTAGCCATAATCAGGGCTTTCTCATAATCCATGCCACTTTCTAACGCTGCTCCTATTGCCTCCTGTTTTGTATCAAACCAGTATATTACCTCATTGAGCCTGACCATCCAGCGGATTTTACCAGACCTTTCTTTTACTGGATAACCTGTTTCCTGGTTTATCCACCACTTTATAAAACCTGCTACCCATGAATCAGCGTCTGGATTACAAGTCGCTCTTACATATGGGGCTATATTAGAATCTGTCCTGTTCCTGGAAAGCATATAGAAAAACTGGTACTCACTGAAATGTGTAAGCTCATCAAAACCTATCAGTGTTACCTGTGAACCCTGCCACGAAAGGCAGTCTTCATCACTTCCTAAATGCGCAAAATTGACTGATGCACCACTTTTGAAAGTCCAGTGTAATTTTGGTGTCTTTAGTGGATAACAGCCCTTCACATAACTATAAATCTTTTTGCTGCTGTCCCATAAACCTCCAGGAGAAGTCACTTGTGTATAATCCCTTCGGAAGATAACTGAATTAAAATTTTTATTATTGCAATGCCTTAAAGCTTCTAAGAGTAATCCAAAAGTTTTTCCACCACCAGCTGCCCCTCCATATATACAGATATCAGCAGATGTAGCAAGAAACATTTCCTGTGGTCCTTTCTGTGGCGCTAGTATAATTTTACTCACTATGGAAACCGCCCCTTCCATTATCTGGGAGATAAATCTGGACATTATCTTTTTCTTCTATTACTTCTTGTTCTATAAAATTCTCTGGATTCCGTTTATATTGATTTGCCCTGCGGTTATTCAGCCAATACATCTGTGCTAATACATCAGGTGGACATTCCTTTTCTGTTGTTTTTACTTTTAATGGTTTTCTGTTTCCATCAGCATCTACCTCAATTACACTTTCTTTTTCTGTATATCTGTATCCAACAGCCCGTTCATACAACTTCTTTTCCACCTTAGCATCCGCCTGGTCTTTTCCCGCTAACAATGCTTCTGTAAAACTCCCATAGCTCTTTTTCCATCTATGCAATGTTCTGACCGATATTCCAAAAGCTTCAGCTATTTCTTCATCGGTAGCACCTTTTATAGCCAGAGACCATGCCCAGTCATCGTGGTATTCCTGGTTATATTTCAACGGTGCTGCCATATTTTACACCTGCTTTCTAGCTAAATAATCTGCTGCTAAATATTCAATAGCATGCCACTTATTTTTTGTTTCAATAATACCCTCATCTGCCATCTTTTTTAATGCTTCCCTGATAACCTCTGCCGATTCTGCTGGAATCGCACTACTGCCAAATATTCCTGTCATCTGTACCCACTCATTTTCCTCTGTGTACCCAGTATTTTCAAACATCTTCTCTGTACTTTTAATCATAGCATGTATAGCAGTACCTGTATTCTTAACATTTGCAAACTGCTGGTACTTAGCAAGGGTTTCTACAAAAATTTTATATTGTTCAATTGAGGCAATACCAACAAAATCAGGTTTTGTATTCTCTAATATATCTATAAGTTTCTGCCAGTCTTCTATCTGATGTGGCAAAAATGTAAACGTTATATTCTTCCATGCAAAATCAACTGTTGGAGATAAATATTTTTCTAACTCTGCCTCTGGTTCTGTTAAAACATCCTTTCCAGCGTAACTCTCAATCATGTCATCAACATCTTCCAATATCTTTACCATTTCTTTTAATGTAGCCTGGTCATCAAAACCAGATATTGCATTATGGGCTATTTGCTTTGCTACAATTTTTGAACGGTTCAAACCACTTATATCCAAAATCACAAAAAACTCTTTCAGTCCTGCATCCTTTCCAGACCTGATTCTATGATGCCCTGAAATAATCTCTATCTGGTTTCTGTCCTCTACTAATACACAAAAAGGCAATGATTCTAATTGTCCCCGTTTCCTGATATTGTCTGTTAACTGCCGTTGCATTTCGTTTTTCATTATTCTTGCATTAATATCCTGCTCCCTGATACATACAGACGGAACTTTTGCGATAATAAGACCTGAACCCATATCTGCTATTTGCTCATAATTGATTTTGCTTTCGCTCTTTCCTTCTGCCATTTTTCTTCCCTCCTTAACCATTCAGCAAGTGTCTGTTCTTCTGTACGTTCTTTTAATTCTGATTCATATGTCAGGCGGAATCCCATCTTTACATCAGGAATACGCTTTGTCAATTTCATAATCCCTCTCATTTCCTTCGCTTCTGGATATCTTGTCATCTGTACAGTTTTAAGGTGTCCAGCCTTTTCCCTTTCCAGGTTATTACACAGTTTATAGATAAAATCCTTATTCTGTGCAAACATTGTAAGTAAACGCCCTAACCTGTAGCTTTTATGAGGAACTGTCATTCCATACATCAAAAAAAGAGCATCTGATACCTGTGTACCAAATGCCCCTATTGTAAGTGCCGATTTGTCTATCCCAAAGACCCCTGTTATGTGTCCATCAAGTAAAACAGCTATGTTTATTGGAGCAGATGAACCAACAAAATTGTGTGTCCAAAGCTGTCTGTAATATTGTGCCTCTGCCCTCTCTATCTGGCATAATTGTATTTTAGTCTTTATTGTTATTTTATAATCCCTTGGCAACATTGGACATTTTAAACATGATAATATGCTTTCAGCAGGTCTGCTTATTTTCTTCCCATCTGCCAGTTTTACTGCTTCTTCTGGTCTGTTTGAAATAATATATGCATTTATGCCACTTCTAACACCATATCTTGCAAATACTGCTTCTGCTGCCGTTTTACCAGGGGCGCTCTCCTGATAACAAAGAACCAGACATTTTGCATTTTTAACCATATCCATTAATCTGTCATAATCCTTTCCAGGGTCAAACATTTCATATATGGGTTCTTTCCATGTCATATTTCCAGATGTATCATAAAATTTCTCATATCCAGCCATATAAGTAGGGGGATTAGCAATTATAACAGCATTTGGGTCATCAATAACTTCCCCAATATGTTTCCACATGTCTAAAACCTTGTAACTTATCCCATGAAGAATACTATGCGCCCGTTCCACTTGCTCTTTTATGTTTTTAATATGTTCATCTTTCCTATACTGTAAATCGGCCAGCATGTTGTAAAAATATTCTTTTCCAGCATTTTTTACTGTGCGAAGATACAACTGTGCATAAAGTACTGTTGCTGGTTCTTTTAGTTCTTCTTCATTAAAACCTTTTGCTTTGATTTCCAAATCATCCAATGGTTTCTCTTGTATTGCATATCCCATGACAGAAGTCATAATTGACACATCACTTGCTTCTATCTGTGATGGTTTAAACCCCGCCTGTACCGCCAGATGTGACATGGCAAATGTCCCTGCACAAGGTTCTATAAATTTATTATAACCATTCTTTACTGCTGACACCAACAGACATTTTAAAAATTTTTGTTCTGCTGGAACTAATGTACCACCAACAAAAAAAGTTCCAGGATTCTGAAACTGTGCCATATACCTACCTTCCTTCATTGAATTTCATTATGTTGTATGTTAAACTTGTTTTACTTTACAAAATTTTACTATGGAGGCTTAATATGAATACAGAATTATTATCTGGTAATGAACCGTTTACCTGCTCATTTACCACACTCCCCCAAAGAATACTAAAAGATTTTTGGTCATGGAATTCATCAGACCTTTTAAACAATACATTACGTGGCGCACTTGCCGAATATATCGTTGCAATGGCTCTGGGAATAGAACTTACTTATGCCCGTGAGGACTGGTCTGAATATGACTTAGTTACACCAGATGGAATTAAAGTGGAAGTAAAATGTTCTGCATATTTACAATCATGGGAACAAAACAAACTTTCTGATATCCGTTTTGGCTGTGGTCCTTCACAAGCATTTGTAAACCAAAAATATGATGGAATATCCACACGCCACTCTGATATTTATGTATTCT